AGCAAGCAGCATCGCCTGATACTGCTCACGCCACATCTGGCGGACTAATGCCGCCAGTGGCTGACCTTCAGGGATGTAATAGGAGTGGCCTTTCATAACACCTCACAACCGTTCTTTTTAAAGACATACGCCTCTGAATCACGGTCGTAATGGTACAGATCAAATGAGAATAATGGGGTTGGAAGAACGCTGTCTTGATGGCGTACCAGTGAATATGTTGTGGCCACTCCACCCCAAGGCCACGGGTTGCTCCAGCAAGCCCAGTCATCATCACAGTAAGACAACATGATGCAGTTGCCTGTCCAGCTTCCAAGATGCCAATGCCTTGCATTTCCTGGGTAATAACCTGTTTTAATGCCTTTCCTAAGTCGCATTGATCTACTCCTCCATTACTGAACTGACCATGATGTAGTTTGGCTTGGCGTTCAGCAGTTTCTTCAGCACATCCCCATCAATGATAGCAACTATGGAAGGATTCGCCATTGCCAGCATCTCTGCCTTGCAATCGCCACAGACACCGAACTCGATAAACCAGACTTCGCATTCTATCCGCTTCGTATCTATCGGATATTCCAGTGGTGCCATGCACCTGATGCAGTGAACATACTCAGAATGCTTAGTCTTTTTGGCCACAATCAGCCTCCCTGCTAATGCTTTCCGTTCACGCTGAACTTCAGACTTCTAACATACTGCATAACCTCCGTCTTGTGAATAGCCATCGCCCATCTTTCAAGGCCTGGAATATGCCACCTTGAATCCAGTTCTTCCCAAGGGATATACCCCCTCGTTTCCGGAAGTGCTGGGTCTTCCACGATCAAGTCATCGGCAGTGTAGCCAATAGCTACCACGTAATGCCCAGAATCGCTCTCAGGGCTTCCATATTCGGCAGCATTGCCATAAGCCTGCACCAGCATCAAGACAGGCTGATGAGCGTCCAGGTAGCCTCGTAATGCTTCATTAGAGCATGGTAGATGCACTACTGAAGATAGACCTAACGAATCGAATAGCTTTCTTATCGCTGTTTCGTCTGTTCCAATCTCGTCATCAGTGCCTAGCTGATTCCGATACCATTCCTCCTCACATTCACCAACACCATAAGCACGGCAAATAGCCTCTACACAAGCGGCTCCACAACTACTTGAGGTTTCCTGCCCTACCTGTGGCATGGTGAACTTGATAGCCTCGGGAGGAACGAGAGCTTTCTTGAGCCTGTTTCTCATGCTCAGATGCTTGGAAACAGGCTGTGTTTCTGGCTCTTTGGGTTCTTTCTCTGGCTTCTCTTTGTTCATCATGGCAGCAATATCTTCATCTGCCAGCAGCGGCTGCTCTGGTGTACCGTCTTCCATGATTGGTACTGCTCCCTGTGGTGCATAGGGCGTATCACCCCAAGGCACAGGAGCCAAGTCAAGATGCTCTCGGTATTCATTCACCACAATAGCCCGACGATCCAGAGCATCATTCATCTTTTGATGTTCCAGCACTGGATCATGAGGAGCACAATTCTGCCAGTAGATTCGGTACTCTTCGCCAAATCGGCTGGCCAGTTTTTCCGTCAGCACCTGCCCCAAGAAGTGCAACTTGGGATTGATGCACTGATCATAAAAGATCGCATTCGGAGCATAGGCAGAGGTATCATTGGTAGGATCAATACCGACTACACCCTTAGGCACCTTGAACAGAGCCAGCACCTTATCGCGGATACGATCATCTGATTCATTGAAGTCTAGCTCTTCACTGGAAGGCCCGTATTTTCCGCCATTCATCCAACCAGGGGGAAGGATAAAGGGCATACGGTTCTTGCCCTCCCCCCTCATTCGCTGATCCATCATAGCATAGGCTTGATTCAATTGTGCCTGGTCGGGAATAGGCACACCCTTATCCAGCTGAATCACCATGCCTGGATTGTGCATATTCTTCATCTGGTGCCATTGGCTTGCTGCCATTGCATCACCAGTATCTACCCACGCACTGCCGCCAGCAAGCGGCCCATAACCATCGTAATAGCTCACAGGGCTGGGCATTGTCCAGTCAATCATATCCTTGGCATCAATGTACGTATTGGCTGCGACGCCTTCCATCGGGCGTACCCAGTAGCCTTTGACTAGTGGTTCATCTTCTCCTCTTCCTGGTTCAGGACGTACCCAGTGCGTGGGAATATTCCAGATTTCGACAGGGTATCCAGCATTGTTGTGAGGTAGCCACCAGAGGGATTTTCCACACAATTCCCCGTACATGATCGTCTTATACCAGAGCGAAAATGTCACATCGGGGATATTCGGATCATTCAGAAGTTGGACTAATGGATGATCGTGCTCTACAGGCTCCAAGTCTTCATCTTCGCCAAGAGTCGTCATGCTCTTGGTGCGTTCTCGCCATGACTTGCTATGGATGCTTTGCTGCTTGGGAGAACGGTAGGTCACTCTGGCTACCGTGGGCTTGTACATGGCAATCTTTTCAGCGATTGCCCGAACTGCTACATACACCCAGCCTCTATAATGCCTGACTGCTTCCAGAGCCTGCTGCTGCTGATAGCCGGTTGTGTAGGATTGTGCGAAATTGAAGAGACGGCCTAAGGAATTGCCGCCTTCTCTGGTGCCATGATGCCTATCACCAGCCAGACCTCTGGTGATAGCTTCAACGGTTTTCAGGTAGCCAGCATTGAGGACATTGAGGAGATTCATGCTAGATTTTACAGCACATCTTTAGCTGGCGTCAGTTCGTGCTGGAAATACTCTTCTGCTAGCGACAACTCTCCCTCGTACACCACGCCATCTATTCGCTTCTCAGCAAGGAAGTCGTAGGCGTTTCGGTAGCTGGTGAAGTACGGAATCTGCCCCTTGACGATTACTGGTGTGTCGCCTTTCGGAGTTATCAGACATGGTACTGACACAGGCAAGGGATTCCCCCATTCGTCCACTTTCATAAGATATGCCTTGTGTATTATAGGTTCAGGTTCGGTAGATTCTATATGCTGCCACCAAAAGACCACCCGGAGGGCAGAAAAGCTACCTGATCTCCCTGCCATTGTGCAAGACAAACAGCATCACCGCAATCCGGGCTTCTGCCTAACCTTTTCTTGATGTCTTCCTTGCTCTCTACACAAATACCAGAACTTCTGAGTTCATACTTAGGGGCAGTAAGATCAGCCAGCAATTCAGGATCATCTGGCAATTGAAGGTTATCCCCAAACTCAGGGTCAAGTGCTTCCCGCATTCGCCAATACATCGCAGACCGAACATTGGACATCTTCAGCTTGCCTGAACGGTCTGTCTTATTGGTTCCGGCCGCTACATTCACAGCAACTGCTTTCTGCCCTATCTGCCCTTCCAGCGATTCATGACAAGCTGCCCCATAGCCGATCACATCAATATTAGCCATCGAGCCTGGCTCAAACACTTGGAGCACTAATGCTGCCGCCTTGCTTCCCTTGTCCGTTATCACACCCTGATACTTCTTGAGTGTGTTGAACCATGTTTCACGTCTCTCTGAAATGACAGTAGAATCACTACCGCCATAGCTCACGTCAACGCCTAGGCAATCTTGCTTGTAGTATTCTCTTCCGCCCGGCTTCCATCGATCCATTGCAGCCAACACCCAAGCTGTAGGGATAACCTGCCAAGGATCATCCTGAATGCTAGAATCGAAGTCGCCATAGAGCAATTGGGAGCGTAGAGGCTCTGGATACGATTGCAAGACAGCTTCATAACCAGTTCCTGAGAGAAACTTGTTGTCCCGTAAACTGGCCGGAATAAACGTCCTGGAGCGTGGCAGTATCTTCTCGCCCTTATGCAGGATCGGCTGGCCATTATCCAGCCAAGTCAACTTATCATCTATTCGAGCATACCATCGTAATTCTCCCGGTAGGGCACGGATAGGGTTCTTCTTGTCTAACCATGGCCCCCACTCGCTGACTACCCATCTGCCCTCTACCGTGGTAGGAGGATTCCCAGCACTAATAACCCGGCATTTTTGGCCTGGAATGGTTGACCGATTCCATCCAATAATGAACTGATATTGAGTGAGAGTGAACGACGTAACCTCATCGAAGGCCTTTAGATCGTGCGGTCTGCCGCGATAATTCTCTTTGTCTGTTTCGTGCTCGCAGCCACCAAACTCAATTGATTTACCATCTTTCATTCGCCAGCGTTTTTCGGTGTTGTTGTACTCACCTTTCTTGCCGCCTATTTCACGGCTTCTGTCTACCATTGATCGTAACTGCACCGATTCTCTACGCAGAATGAGAGAATTGGTATGCTGGCAGAATGCCATGCCTAAGATAAAATCAGTCTTGCCACCACCTGCACTACCACCAAAGAACAACTCATCAGCTTCACTGTGCCACGCCTTCCACTGGGGTTGGCTCTGAGGACTCCACGGCAACAAGTTGAGAGCACGCGTCAATAACTTGGCTTGTTCCAAGAGTGGTAACGAGCTTAACGAGTTCAGCGGTGGTAATTGGCTCATGGCCTGCTTCGTGCTGATGAAGATGTAGATGCTGTTCAGGCTGCTTGATTAATATATGCTCGTCTGCCTGATTTTGAGAATCAGCAGCTATGATAGTTCTGGCAGCAGCGGTAGCATCTCGATTACTAGTTCCAGCATTCAGCAGCGTCTTCACTTGACGATTGATGACTGCTTGACGGATTTTATCGCTGATAGGCCATCTCTGTTCGATGACCTTTTTCAACAGTCTCGTATCCCGTGAACCTTGTTCATGGATGGATTCAGGCAACAAGTCGCTCATGCTTAGATTTTACCACACGCCCTGAGAAATTCCATAGCCCTTGTGCTCCGCTGCATTTGATAAATTCCAACGGCTCAGCATTGCGGAATAGCCAGCACCACGGGCCACCAGCGAACGGCATCAATTTCACCTCAGATATAGGCACGCAATCGTAAATTTCCACCTTAGCCACTACCCCACCAAACAGTAGATCGGTATCAGGATAGTACAGCCCTAGCAGATGCTTGTACTGTAGCCCCTTACCCGCATGAATCAGCAAATCCCCGCGATACTTTGTTGCCCAAGTACGATTTTCTACACACTTAATCCCCTGAGCAATCAACGAAGCCCAAGGCTGAGAGATCGTTATCGTTTTCATAAGGTACTCCTGTGTTGATGTCAGTATACCTTGTTTCGACAGGAAGTCGGGCTTTCTTTCGCTAAATTCCAAAGCCTAACGCCTGCTCTTTTCGCCCCTGCCCCACGTACTCAAATCCCGCTGTAAATCGACACGAAGCAATCGTTCTGCGAAGCTTGTTAAGATTTACATCTTTGCTCTGATTCTTCTGATTTAGGCCCGGCTTCCTAATCATCTTCCACACTGCTGATCTAGCTCGATGCCTCACCATCGCTGGGTTGCTTGTCGTGGATCGGTACGGAATGCCCTTAGCAGCCTTATAGAGGCTGGCAACATACTCTGATAAGGCATTACCTATCCCAACGCCTTGGAAGTCTGGCAGGCACACGGTGCGATGCTCACGCCATCCAGGTTTGATCGGGTGAGGGAAGTATAGCACAGAGGTAAATGCCACAGGCCTATCAGCAATAAATGCACAAAAACACTTTGCACCACGATGAATGTTGTGATCTAGATAGTGATGATGTCGGAATAACTCCCAAGCTGAACGATGCACTGCTTTGATGGTGAGGTTGATTTCTGGTCTTCGCCTAACCAACCTCCAGCTGAATTTGCCTAACGGCATCTCCAGTATCCAGTCTGGCTGCAACCAGTCTGCAATATCGTAATGGCAGGACACTGCTATAAATTTACGCTTCGTCCTCCTAACTACCTTGGCTATAGCTGCTGATCCAATCTGTGCCACTGTGCGATCTACCACACTGGTAAACTCATCTATGGCTACTATCTCTTGCTGTTCAGCCATTGCTCTAGCTACAGTGGCTCTGAATTGTTCTCCGTTAGATAAGCAGCTAAAAGGTCTTAGCCATGAAGGAGGCGAAGAAAACCCTACGCTAGATAATAGTTCGGTAATTTCCTTGATTGACATAGCCTTCGGGAATGCATCCACTAGCGATTTATCTGCTGGCCACTCATGCCCATTGCAAAGATACTTCCCGAATGCTTCCTTTGCTATTGTGCTCTTTCCGCTACCACTTGCTCCCACAATTAGACCGATATTCCAATCTCGTCCTTCGATAGGCAGTTCCACCTTCCAAGACGACTGGCTTTTAGCAGTAGGTGGTATCTCAAATAGACCTTCTAGCTGCATTACCCTTGGCGTACGGGCAATATCAATCGACCTTACGCAGTTAATGACCGGCACGTTAACCCCTCTTGCTGAAATCGTTCCAGCAATTCTAGCTGATGTTGTTCATCATCACAATGGATTAATACGCAATGCTTATCCACCAAGTCCCCTGACTGATCTTCGCCAGACTCATGATCTTCGATATCAATATCTTCCTGGTCTTCACTGGCTGATATCTCTCGCTGCAGTTCTTCCAGCGATCTTTGCATTTCCGCTTCGTCTACTTCCAAACCTTTTAGAATCGTCTCTAGCGTATCCTTATCCCATTCTGCCCGTTCCCCAGCTCGATTCAACGCAATGCCTAACGCTGTAGTTTTCATGTCGCTGAAGTCAGTGTAAGCAACGTCACACTCTTCCCAGCCTAGTTCCCGCATTACTTTCAGCCGACCATTGCCACCTATCACCTTACCAGATTTGGCCACCACTAACGGTTCTACCTGGCCAAATTCCTTTAAACTGGCTCGAATATCCGCTAAATTCTCATCAGGATGCATTCTGGCATTAGCTGGGTCTTCGTGCAATTCTGTTAACTTGACCCGCTGATATTTCACCACGATTTACCCCCAAGCCCCCTAATAACAATCATTAGGCAAGACTAATCTAAACTATTTTAGACACTTTATCAAGACTGACCTTGAAATTACCATACTGTGAATGGTACAAGCTACTTGCTAGCATCTCTCAGCAGCTACTGTACTGCACCCATTTTTCTCAGAACAGCTCCCCACTCCCATTCTTCTTGATTCGTTCTAGTTTCGATTTCATGCGACTACAGACGGTTTCAATGTGCTTCTGTAGAAGGTAGTGATACAGTCGTTTCTTCCATCGTCTTCTCTGTTCTTCAGTGCCTTGTTGGTAGGCTAGAGCGAGGGTAAGTATGTCTTCTTTGGGGAGATTCAGGAGCCTGGCTTGTTTTCTGATTTTTCTGAATTTGGTGGCAGAAAGGGTGTGGTTGCTAGTTGGATTCGTGGCTTTTTCGTGGTAGGCTGTTTTAGCTGCTTGGTTCTGGCTAATGTTGTTTTCGCTGGTGTGTTTCTGGACGCTATCTTTCAGCATCATGCAGTACTTCATAATCCCCCATCCTGCATGAGTGGTGAATTTGGCTTTATCCTGATCGTAGGATAGAGCTGAGTATCTGAACCCAATGGTAGCTTCCTGGTACATATCGGCCATATCTACACCGGGACATAGGTATTTTTTGGCTAATTTGGCAATGAGACCTTTGTGTCTTTCGATGAGTTGCTGCCATGCTCGCTGGCGGGTTTTCTTCTGCGGGGAAGACTGGATCAGATGGCAGAGGTGAGCATCGGTGGCCAAACAGCAAAACTTCCATGAAGTTGGTGATTCTTCATGAAAGTGTAGGCGATTTGGATTGTGGATGCAAGAGGATTAAGATTCGACCCAGTATTCGACGATGACGGGGCCTAGTTGAGTGGCTGCCAGCCCTGCTTCATTGAGGTAGCAGAAAGCCAATAAGGTTGGCCGAAAACTAAGACAAAAGTGGTGATTGCCTATGTGGAATCGCATGCTGTATCTCCTATTGGGTTTCGTTATTGGTTATGCCAGTCACCAACTTAGCGACAGTAGTTCGGTAGCACTTAGCTAGCTTCTGGAGTGTGCTGAATTTCACATCGGTAAGCTGTGGTGATTCAAGCCTACAGATATCTGGCTGCTTGATGCCGGTAATGAGGCTAACCTGTTTCTGGGTCAGGTTAGCCTTAATTCGGTGGTTTTTGAGAGATTCAGGCAGTGTCATGTGGTTGCTTTCAGAATGCGGTCAGCGTTGTTAGTCCAGTATTCCCGGCTGGCCTTCCTCTCTTCGTCGATCTGGTCAAGTTTGGCGGCTACTTTTGACCTGAGGAGTGGATCAGCCATATCACCCTGCATGTGGTAGGTATGCTTGTGATACCTGAGGCACAGATAGCCTGGGTTAAATTTGTCCGCTGTCACATTGACGGTTTTTCCTGCGATCTTCATGGGTCAATCTCCTGAGTTACTGATACTTGGCAGATGTGGACGAAATGTTACAAGCAAAACGCCAGCCACCCCTACTTCCTCTGGCGAGGCCTGATTGCTTAGGTCAGGAGGGGTGGCTGGAGGACGGGTTAGGCTACGCCACTGGCAGACATCCAGAGCGCTGCACTTTGTCTACGGGCAGCTGGAGTGCTATAGTACATTCCCCATCTCCATCGATCATCACCCTCTGGGCTGCCTGCGTCAATTCGGCTCCGCATGGACCGCATCTTGTTGATTGCCTCTTGCAGTGCTTTTGGGTGTCGCACTGTTTTCCCGAGCTTCTGGAGTAGATCAGCCACTTGGGACTCTGACATCGCCAATGGATCAAGGTCTCCCATACATGCCTCGACTTCGTGGTTGCTCAAGATTTTGCTTTTGATTGACTTGCTCATCTCACTAATCTCCTGTCCCTTGCGGGGACGCGTCCGGGAAATCTGTCCTCGTCAGTCACCGCGTCACGGTGAGACCGGGGCGTCCCGGTTTCGGACTTAGGCTGATATACCAGCGGCACCAAGCTCGTATTCGTTTCGCTCATCGTCGCTCATGGCCTGCCACTCTTGATAGGTGCCAGTATAACCTTGCTCATTGACTGCCCAACTGTATGCAGCCTTGTCCTGAGTTTCGGTGACATCTACTACTTGGCCTGTGATTGGGTTGGTGACTTTTCGCATCTCACTAATCTCCTGAGGCTTGCCGCCTCGCGTTGTCGAGCGATGGCAGTCATCACTCTTGTACTATCACTATAGTCTCTATCGGATACGGTGTCAATAAGATTCATGGGATTTTTTAGAAATAGTTCAGACTTCTCGAATTTCGACGTTTCTCAGTGCTTTCAGGAGCTTTTTCTTGATCCGGTATACTGGATTAGCTCTAGTTACAGGGCTCTTCGTATCCTCAACGATCATTTTCCCACCCTCGTAATAGACCGCATCAGCCACATACTTACACACCCTCTGGCCGTTAACCGTTAGATCGAAGGTGCATGCTGACTTATCCCTGGTGAGTTGGCTGATTTCTCCAGCCATTTCCAGTAGCTTCAGTTCGTTCCAGCGTTTCAGTTCTTTTTTGCTATCAAAGCAGCCATCTTCAGTAGTTACCTTTTTGTTTCGGTACTTAGTCCATGCCATCTGCTTGCATCCTTCTGCGGTTTTTGTTATGATAGCAGCAACAATTCTGGAGAAACAGATGCTTCGTAGCTTGCTGCTACTTTTACTCTTGCCTGGATTTTTGCAGGCACAACACACCCTTGTTTTAAGTAAAAAACCTAACGCTGAGCAGGTAGCTACTGCGGAAGCTACTATCAAATCTGCCCAGCAATCACCAACTCAACTGGCCTTCGGTGGCTATGCGATTGTCGATATCAAACTCGAAGGTAAGTTACGTTCTTATGTAGTTCCTGGTTCAGATGACTGCATTAAGACAATTCCGATTTTGAAAGGCCAGTCATATTCTGGCTGGCTGGTTCCTGCTGGTAAGACTCAATTCGAGTGGGTAACGATTGAACCAAACAAAGACATTGACCGACTATTGGTGGTAGGCACAGCCAATGGATCAGCAACCGTCATATGGCATGCAGTGGTCAATGGTGAGTCGGAGATTGTTGCGGCGTTCAAGTTTGATGTGGGTAAGCCTAGACCTGTTCCTCCAAAACCTGATGATCCTGTTGTGCCTGACGACCCGTTGGTTAAATCATTCAAAGAGGCTTTGAACAAAGACGTGTTAGCTGGTAAGGGTGATAAGAAGTGGATTCTGCCACTGGCTGGCATCTACGAAGCTGCTAGTAATGATTCGCTTGAATCAATGGCAACGATGGGTGATCTGGATAATGTGTTGTTCTCTGCCCGACAAAAAGCTGGTATCCCTGATCCAGAGGTTCAGCTTTTGAATCTTCGTAAGGCAATGCAGGCTGAACTCTACCAACAACTGGGAGTAAACAAAGACTCTGCATCAGTGCCATTCAAGCCAGATACCCGCAGGCTGGCCAAAGCAACGCTACTGAAAATCGCCAACGCACTGGAGGCTATAACACAATGAGTGATGACTTTGTTCCAGCATTTGGACGGTGGGAAGACCCAGAGGCAACGGCACGGTTCTTTGCCAGTCAGCCCAAGATGTCGCTTGGATCATCGCCCATCATGGATGCCGATGATGATCGAGATGTTGATTTGTGTGACATTTACAAGGAAGTAACGGGCCTTGAATGGGATGATACAGACCAGAATCCAAATGGCACATGCGTTGGGCATGGAAATAAGAAGGCTGCTACTCTTGAGATTGCTTGTCAAGCCAAGGCTGGCATCTCATCGTGGCCCGGAGCCGATGTTGCAGTTGAACCAATCTATGGTGGCATGCGATTTGAGATTGGGGCCAAGAAGCATGGTAGTAACCTGAATCGTGGTGGTGATGGTGGTGTTGGATCATGGGCTTGCGAGTGGCTTCTTGAGTACGGCATTCTGTTTATGCAGAAGTACGAAGCCGCTGACCTGACTGACTACGACAAGCAACGAGTGCTTCAGTGGGGACGTAATGGTGTGCCTGACGCATTGGAGCCTGTTGCCAAGCAGAAGCCACTGAAGCAGGCGTTGCTCTTGAGTGATGAGCAGCAGGTGTGGTCGATGATTGGGCAGCTTCGTCCTATCGTCCACTGCTCTAATCAAGGCTTCAGCATGCGTCGCAATAGCGATGGCACATGTGATGCCAATGACACATGGCCTCATTGTGCGATTTACGATGGTCGATTCACGTTGCCAAGCGGCTCCAAAGTTGTTCGCTATGGAAACAGTTGGAATGGAAGCCGTAGTCGTGGCGGCTATCTTGGATCGCCTATCACCGTTCCCGGAAAGTTCGGGCCTATCAAACTGAGTGGTTGCCAGTTCCTGGTGCCACTATCCGTAGTTGGTCGCATGTGCCGATCTGGTCAAGAGACCTATGCCTTCATCGGTGTGGATGGGCTGGAAAAACGGCGAGAACTATTCCTTATCTAACCGGAGATTTGAACGTGAACGATGATGTATTGGTTGTTGGTGGCTTGTTCGATAACATCCTCAAAGGCTTGCTGGGCAATCTCAAGCCTGATCTGTCCAAGATCGACAAGACACTACTGAAGGCTGGCATCGGTCAGTGCCTGGATTCACTAAAGCCTACAATGTCTGGCACTCTTGATGATATGCTGTTAGATGCGGCCAAGTCTGCACTAGATGGCATCATTGACGGGCTTGGCAAGAAGGAAGGCGATAAACTGGTCGTAGGTGCCAAGAAACGTCGATCTTCCGAAGAAGTTGATGAGCTAATTCGTGCAGAAGGTGGCGATCCGAAGACTTTCGCTCCATGGGTGCTACTGGCTCTCCAGTTTCTGCCAACTGCTATTGAACTTATCCGCAAACTCTTAGGAAAATAACCATGAAAACCATCTCCACCCTCATCTGCCTGCTCCTCTTGACTAGCTGCTTATTCGCTGACCACAAAGCCCGTGGACGATCCGCCTGGGCATGGGCTTCCTGCACATCCGGCAACTGTTCGGAATCTCCGAATAGTTCAACTGCCAAGCAACCCTTGACAGTTCCTCAGAAACCACAGGATGCCCCAGTAGTCAAGGAATCCTTGACAACTGCCACTACTGCTGAATCCTGTTCAAGTGGCTCCTGTGGGCAATCTGTGCGTTCTCAATCAAGTATTAGAGGTTTTCGTTTGCGTCGGTAAGCCTATAATAAAACAAGAGCCAATAAGGTTATCACCCTTGTTGGCTCTTTAAACACATCACCCACCTGTCAAGATTAATGTACTTACGTGGGTTGATGGCCAGTTCCAGAAAGAACAAATGGTGAGTAGTGCAGGCTCCACCGTTCTTGCAATCGTTGCATCCATCCATGATTTCTTGCTCTATTATCAATCGAACCTTATCCACTCGGTTCATAGTCTGCGTTCGATTCATGGTCGCTCCTTTGCCGCACTCTTTGCACTTCACTTCAACTCGAATGCCATCTTTATACTCAGTCTTCATGGTCGCTCCTGTGGTTAGGTGGTTGGCTTATCTATTCCCTTTCGAGAATGTTTTCCCTGAGGATGCGGTTGGTTTCTTCTAATTGCTCGATGTACTGGTTAACTGCATGCACATCGTTTTGAGCAATGTGTATGTACGCTTCGCCGTTACACAGCGGTGAGTCCCATGACTGGGTTTTGCTGCTGATAGCCCCCTTTTCCATAGCTATCTGGAACACGTTCTTGCTCATTCCATCGTCTCCTGTTAAAGAATCGTCTGATAACAAACCTTATGAATCATTCGCCAGAACCTGCTACCGCAGCAGCTTCCGAATAGACTGCTGCGGATCGTACCGATACTTCCTCAGCAGTTCGATGCTATCATGTTCTGTGATTCGCAGGAACTCCGCTACTACCAGAAAAAACGGAGTACCCAAGTTGGATTTGCAAGGCTTGCAAATAGCCTCCAGCATCAGACCAACCAGCTGACTATCAGACAGCATTATTAGCCTCCTGATTTGGTTTGATCTCCACCACTTCAGCACAGTTACACAAAGACCATGTACACCAGCCATCTTCCTTGTGATCTTCTACACAATGGCCACAAGCACACCTGGCTGTATTGCCAGCCTGCTCCAGAATAGCCTTCTTCAGGTACACAGCCATATCTAGACATTCCCTTAGGCAGACTTCTAGGTTATCGATTTTGTCTTTCATGCTAACTCCGTAAAAAGAGGGTAGACGAGACGCCGATTACGTGAAAGCCTGCACACTTTGGAGTTAGCTGCCTTACACATACAACATCTACATCCAGCGTTGTACATTCTTCTTTGCCCATGAGTTCGTACTGGACGCCTGCTTCGCAAATTCACGCCTCAGCTTGATGACATACGATGCTTCATCAAACCCCCGGTGCCAGTCTTTCGCTTCATTGGTGCCATCACGATACGGGCACTTTGGTTCTGTTTCATTCGCCGCTGCATACCCAGCTGCATACCCAATCTGAAATGCAATCGTCATGGTTGGTCGCTCCTGGTTAGGTGGTTAATAGATAGATTCAATCAACTTGGTGACAGCAAGTTTAACGGCCTCATTCTCCAGAACCTGCTACCGCAGCAGATTCAGAACAGCCACAATCACACATTGACCAGTTGCAGATACCTTCTGCATGGTCTTCCATCCTATGGCCACAAACGCATAGGACGCTATTACAGGCTTCGTCTAGCATCTTGGCCTTAATAGTCATTGCGGCATCCAAAGTGGCTGTATAAGCCTCCTGTAGCTTCCTGGTGGCATTCTGGTCTAGTGGTATCAGTGGTAAACCTGATTCGTACCTGTGACGAATGTCAGAAATAACAAGATCGGCATAATTTATCGCCATTATACTGAAACCTCCTCTAGCACCTGTTGAAGTTGTTTGACATAGGTCTTTTCTGCCGCTTTCATGGCAGCTTCGGCGGTTGGGAATTTAGCACAGGTGCTACCGTTGATTGAGTACCCCCATGAATCCATCCATTTGTAGACTAGCACTCTAAAGTTGTTAAATGGGCAAATAGTGGCATACATTCCATTAGGAAGAATCTCCCACTTCAGCGGCTTGATTCGGTAGAAATGGCTCATGGATTAGGCCTCCTGCCAGAGAGATTCAATCATTCTGAGTTGGACACCATGATACCCATCTTGGCTGTTAAATATCTTGCCTTTTTTAATTTGGAACTTCGCAAACTTCAGTTCGTCGTCAGTGCTACTCAAATCGTCAATGTTGTATGCAATTACAGGCTGCATAACTCGCCCCTGTTTCATCATTTCCAGAGCTTCCATGAACGTGTAGGTCTTGGGTGGATCAGGAACGATCTGCCAAGCATGATCCATGTTCCACTGGTTTATTTCTACACTGTGCCCACGTTCATTGGCCAAATAACCATCTTTCCAAATGACCACATCGCCGGTTGAATCATCCCTCTTCACCTTGCTACCTCTCCTGGCAACTTCTATCGCTTCAAAAAACGTCATCGTTCGTTCTCCTGTGGGTTAGCGGGTGGTGGTTAGCAGTTCATCCAGAATCGGCTGAACAAAGATATCTGCTGGTGCATCACGATCAGCATCGTGAATCTTGATTAAAACAGTCATGTCTGTTACCCCATCGTTCCACATGGCAGTTGCTAGCGAAGCATATGTGATAGATTCGCCAGCGTAATGCATACGAAACAAATGCTTAGCCATCACGTCATATGGGTAAACCTGAAAGCTAGCCGCCGTCAGAACTGGCACCAGTTCCAGTATGGTTGATGGATCACGAATAACCCAGCCAATCAGATAGGCTTCCAGAATCTCTCTGGACATTTAGTAGCCTCCTTCTGGGTCAAATCGCATATATTGCTTCGCATGCTTCACCCTGACAATCACATCCTTCATGCCGTGTCTGTTCTTGGCAATTTTGATGTTGATGATGTCGCTAGGAGTGTTTTCGCCGATCATCTCCTGCCACATGAGCATCACCACGTCGGCATCCTGTTCAGTGCTGCCTGACTCTTTAAGGTGCCATATTTCTGGTTCGGCTTTAGCATCTCGACCAAGTTGTGCCAGCAAGATGACTGGTATCTTTAGCTCTTTAGCTATGTTTTTCAGAGCCTGGGTTATCTCGCCAAGTTGCTGATACCGCATCTCGCCCTTCTGCTTAGGGCTTTGAATCAACTGGAGATAATCGATAACTACCATCTTGATTCCATGCTTTCTGTGCATCATGCGGATGTTCGATAGAATTTTCTGGATGCTGTTCCAAGGTCTGTCGTTGATAAACAGTTTCATCAACGACACCTGATTAGCTGCCTCGGCAAATCTGGTAGCTTCTTCCTTGTCAGCCACCGTTCGTTTCAGGTTGATATAGGCAGAATCAACATTGCCCTTCAATGAGACTGCTCTACCTACAAGCTCCTCACCTTGCATCTCTAGCGAATACACTGCTGTTGGATGCCCATTGTCTACAGCGTGAACAGCAAACTGGATTCCACTAATTGACTTGCCGCCACCTGGACGGGCTGCAATGACAATCAAGTGGCCTGGGCAAAATGTCAGAACCTCATCTATCTTCGGTATCCCGCTGGTAACACCATAAACCGATACGTTTTCCCGCATCTCAATAGATGACTTCAGTTGCTTGATGTAGAAACTGGCTGGCTTTGTTTCGTTTTCAAAGTGCTTCTCACGAATGCCTAGTATCCGCTGCTCCACTATGTCAAGAAATTCATCATGATTTACTGGCTCTTCGGCTTCAGCAATTATCTCCCTGGCTGCATAGATCACCTTACGACGAACAGCATCACGCTTAATCAGTTTGGCATGGTGGGCAATCTTGGCTGTAGTGTACTCTTCAGACCGCAATTCCTTCAAATAGACAAGCATCTGCTCCCTATCCTCGCCAGCTGGCATCGCGTCTGCGACAGTCACAGGGTCTATCGGCAGATTCTTCGAGTGAAGCCAAGAAATGGCTTTATAGGCGGTCTGGTGCGATCCTAGGTACATCTCCTCTTGTTCCAAGAACTCAATTTCATCCATCTTGCGATTGTCCCGCAAAATTGACCCAATCACATACCGCTCGCTTTCGAGGCTATGAGGCATTTGCATTTGCTGCCTCCTTCGCCTTCGCTGCCTGTCGTTCTGCTAGGTACCTAGCAGCCTGTTCCCGTTTGGCCATGTACTCCGCAACGTAAGCTGGGTCTTCTCGCCTGCCACCCACTGGCTCCTCAGACGCTGTGTGCTTCGGTTTATCAGGCTTGTAGTACTGCTTATACCCCCTCGCCATCGCCTGGGTTATCGCCTTGATAGCATCGTTCGGCGTTGAGAAGTCTTCGAGGATTGCCCGCCACGCCGGGCCGCGTTGATAAGGCTGAAACGCATTGCCAGTTTTCTTCTTCGTGTAACTTTCCCATTCAACCCAAGTTCTTTTGAAGTTGTCAAAGTCTAACTGCTTTGGTAAGTCTTGGAACACAATGTCAGACTTAAAGGTTTCTCCCACACCCTCTTCCAAAGAAGAATCTAACGTAGACGTAGAGGGAGTCACAACTTCATTAGGTGTTTTATGTGACAAATCTGTGACAGAACCGTGACCATCTCGTGACTGCCTTTGCCGTTTTTGCGAATCAGCTCTTGTTTTCGCACTCTTCCCATTATGCTTTAAGAAATTAGGAAAGACCAACTTTCCGTCTTTAACGACTATCCATCCAGACTCCTTCATTGCTTCACCAAAATTAGTCACGCCAGCAACGTGACTGATTTGTGACAAACTTGTGACAAAACTGTGACCGTCTTTTAGATTTTGGTCAGCCCATATCCACACTTTAACTAACCGGCCAAGAACCTCATATGGGTTCATGGATAGTATTTCTGAGATACGAAGAACCTCCTGTTTATCAGGAGTGGTATGTTCAATCTTGATCCAGTCAACGTATGCCATTACTTCTTCCCTCGCTTCTTTTTGGGAAGAGGTTTGGGTTCTGTTAGTTTTTGGAGCGTATGGCAGTGGCATTTGCATGGAGTTTTGTTGCCACTCCACAGCATACAGGTTCTTCTGGTTCCACCTGGGTCTTTACAACAACAGCAAGTCTCTACCACTTCGCCGTCAATGACTACTTTGACCTCAGTCCAGTATTCCTTGTACTTTCGGTATGTAGCCATCACTCACCTAATGAGAAAACCCCCTTCATGGATTCAGCATGAAGAGGGTTTCCCTCAAATAGGCCTTCGCAAGCCTTGCTCTCAAATGATGTGCTGAATCCACATCTTGAGCTATCGTATTTTCTGAAACAACTGTGCGAGTTTAGGGCTGCACACAGTCGTTGAACAGCTTCCGTGAGAGGAAAGCTGGAATCAGTTTAGTTATCTGCTTCTGCCTTGTCAACAGCAACAGCCATTTTCTGCCGTTTCTGCTGGAACTGCATCCACTGTATCAGCAGTTCCGTTTCTGTCGATTCCGGTTGATCCTGGTGCCACGTCAGCTCGAACTGATCAGTCTTGGTAGCTACAGAATCCTTCTGTCGTTCCAGTTTCATGTGGGGTTCCTCCGTGAGTGAAATAATGCCAACGCCTGAACCGAAGGAGTGCTGAGGGTGATTCATCGTTGGCTGCTTGGTTATTCAGTGTCTGTGGGCACCCTTGGCAATCACCAGCTACACCAGACTTTCTGCTGAGATGAGTCAGCAGTTATCGCCAGAAAGCATGGCGTTGGTTGGTTAGACTCCTGCTTTCGTAATATCTGGCTCAGTAGCTGCCTTCTGTTCCTCTCGAAACAGTTTGCCAGTCAGGAGCCAGTAATCGAGATGAGAAACAAGACGTTTCACATCCTCATGATTCAAACCAAATGTACCAGCTAGGAATAGCTGATTAGTATTACCAATACCTTCAATGAGTTGAACGATGCAATTATCCACATCGTCAACAACCGCTTGCAGGCCGTCGTAGTTCTTCTGTTTCAGCATCTCAGCTCCTTGCTCTACAATCAAACAAGAAACCCCTGGGAGCCTTGATAACAGGCTCTACGGACTTCCTGATGGATCGGCTTGGTTTCATCTGCTTCAGTGAAAAGAAACCTTCAAAGGTTGGATCATTCCAGACCAGACATCGAGCGTACATCGCAATATGGTCATTGCTGATCTTAAACTCGATACTGGCTGTTTGAATATCGTGTTCCCATCTCAGCACATTGATAATCACCCAGGCTGAGTAGCAGTTTCGGCCACTGTTCCTGGCTACCGCTGCTTTCTCAGCAAACTTCTGGTAGATATGCGGATTCTGACGATGGTATTCCTCAAAATCCGCTATCAATTCCGTAGAAGTCGTGGCGAATAGTCGCTGCCAGAGTTGAGTCTCTGGTAGCGAAAGATCAATAGGTGTGAGCGGGATTGGTTTCATTAGGATTCGATGCAGAATGGATCGTAGAAGTGCCAAGCGTATGGATCATTTACCACTGTTCCTAAAAACCTTCCTTTTGGTACAGCACCAAAGCCAGTACCAACGCAGAAGATATGGGTAGGCACAGAAGGTTTTGATGGATCACATTCGTACCAGAGGCAGACATTGCCATTCTGCAAGCCAACGCTAAGAGGGTAGATGTCTTTAGGTGCTATAAATTCGCACTTGTAGGCACCATCCTTAATAGAGTCTGGCTTCAGTATCTGCTTGTAAATCGTTACCATGATTAGCTCCTGAAAGTGTTTTGCGTGATGGCTAGAATGGAATTTGCTCAGCTTCTTCCTGCTCTTCTTCAGGTTCAGATTCCACCTGCTCATCGCTCCAGTTCTTCGACTTCTGAATCCAGGCAGCAATGTGCTTTGGTGTTCCTTCTGGAATCACCTTGCCATCGGTTTCAAAGTCGAATTTCAACAACTGAACAGAAGGCTTCAGCGACTGGCCTTTGCCAACCTTGATGACCGAATTGACGTTAGCATACACCTTGCCATCTGCTGTAGGATCGCTGTGTTTGACCTGTAACTGGCAGCATTTGCCTAACAGGGTAAATGGGTCGAATCCAGCCTTGATGTCTTCCTCGGTAAATGGTTTACCCCTGAGAGCTTCCAGAACCTTGTAGAGGCTGGCTTTCTTAAAGAGGCTCTTGGTGTAGGTCTGACCGATACAGTAGCGTTTGGATTCTCCTGATTCGCTATCGTATTCGATCTCAAACCGAAGATGCAGTTGATCCTTGTCACCCCACATTCTGGTAGGCTGTGTCCCCAGATCGAAGATTCCGACCAGTGCAGCTACATATAGCTCTTCTGGTGGCATCTCGAATTCCTTGGCATCGTTCTTTAGTAGCATGGGTTTCTCCTTTGCTTCTTTGTGGTTTTCTGGTTTGTTTAGCACTTCGGAACAGGTGTAATCTTCGGATCGTGCCAGCCGAAGCCCTTTACTAACCTGCTCCATCGCCAGCATTCAGAAAGCTTCTGAGTCGGCTGGCCTTTTTCGTTAATCAGCACCAGTGGAGCCTGAGGCTGCTTCGGTGGCTGTGGGGGTTGCTCCTCCATTAGATTTCTTTTGGTTGTGCTACCAAATCCATCAGCCGCTGGGCTTCTGCTGCCCATTTCTGCATACAGGCCAGCGACTGGATGAATCTGGTTCCGCTGGTTCTATCGTTGTCAATCTTCTGCATCTCGAACAGGTACTGCTCATGCTTCAGGGGGAACCTGTACTTTAGGTACGACAGATTCCCTTGAACGGCCATGTTACCCATTGATGAACTCCGCATCGGCCTGCCATTCGTTTTTGTAATAATCGGCCATTTTAGCTAATTCGCCGTCTTCATAAAACTGTTCTTCCAGAGACTCCAGATAAGCCTCATAGCCTTCGTAATCGCCATCTTCAACGTGTGTGTAGGATTCCCATTCCATTGTGACAGCTCCGGAAAATGAAGAAACCCCCATGCTCTGCTGTCACAGAACACAGGGGTTTCTACCCGATCAGTCGATTCATCCCGATGTGACAGCATCGGTTTCATTTGTGTAGAGGAAGATTAGCTGATGGAATCAGATGTGTCAAGGGGAATTTTGTAAATCTGTTTTTTAGGCATTTAGCATTCATAATGGAGTAGTTGCCGTCTGGCATCAGGTGGATAATGAACTTCATTGCTATCTCTATTCCCATTTCTCCCAGCATCAGATCATAAAGGCTGGCTTGAATACTGGCCTTAGAGTGTTCGCAATCGTCCAGGTTATCGAATGGATTCAGCATCTTTTGGAAACGATTAGACGTTCTGAATTTCCCGGTTTTCCAGTCTATTGTGCATAAGCCTTTGTTGGTCTTAGCCAGTAAATCCAACCTTCCAGCCATACCAAAAGACTCTGACCACACGATCTTTTCAACTTCTACTGCAACTATCTTTAGCTCCTTTCTCATGCTTACCCACACATCCGAAAATGCCTTACACTCTGGCAACGATGGCCGTTCAGCAAATACATCACCATCAGTCAGGCAGTCTTCAATGTAAGCATGCACAACTTCCCCTTTGGCTACCGAAATATCTCTGGCCTTGTCCCATTCTGCCAGAATCTCTTCCTGGCTAACTCCTCGTTTACTGCTCATCTGCATACTGACCTTGAACCTGTCAAAGTCTGGCGTGTATCGCTTAACCACGTTAGAGACAGATTCCAGTGGTTTGCCATTCAGCGTGTAGGTGTGAGTTGAGTTGTCAAACTGGATCATGCTTCTACTCCTTGTAAGGCTTCTGCTTTACGATCACTTCTGATTTTTTTGAATCGCTGCCATGCTTCTGACTTAGGTTGTGCCTGCCCTAGACCTTTGCACCAGTAGTCATTGCGTAACAGCACCTTACACATCCGCCTCCAAGATGGTGCCCAGCACTTAGCCTCTAACTCTGGTGGAGCTTCTTCGGGAATAACGTTGTAGCCTCGGTCATGCCAACCTTTGATGAACTTCTTGAAGCGATAGATGTAGTGCTCTCTCGTCTTCTTGGGCATCGTCTGAAGAAGCATGTTGCAGAAGCTTCTCCAGGTGTGGTTGGCTGGCTTTGTGATCTTGTGGTACCCGTTGATGTTGCCAGACTCTTCTATGTACAACGCTCCTGAATTAGCACCATTCACGCGAGCTACCAATTTGAACCACGTCTTCGGCTCAAGAATGTGATACAGCCACAGGCCACGCCTCTGATCGTCTCCAAATGGCTGGCAGAGCCGCTGTTGGCTGAGTTTTACACCTGCCATATGCATCTTGTCGTAAATCTTGTTGTGAGGCTTGTACGGATAGGCTGAATGGTATCTCCAGATATCCTCAGTGAGCCAGTCATAGATGGGATAGACGTTGTAGGTTTCGGCTACGATCTTTGTTGTCCACTTATGACCATCAAACATGAGGTCTTTCTTTTCCCAAGTAGCTACAGCACAGTAGCGATGTAGGCTCTCTTGGGCACGGATTCCGATGAATCCAGCACACTTCTGGCCTTGACCGTACCAACGGCCAAATTCAACAATGAATTCCTCAAACTCCATGCCCACCGTGCCAAATGGATAGTCAGCTTCTTTACGGCATCCTACTGGTTTCTCCCTGATCCAGATATCTTCCTTCCCAGGCTCCCAACACATCCACTGCGGTTCGTAATTGGTAACAGCATTACGAAGTAGCATTGGGATGCATATCCAATGCGGTTCGATGTTGTCTTTGTACATCTCGAACATCTCTGTAACGTGCGAGATGGTTTCTGTGTACTGGGCTTCAAAGTCGATGAACATGATAGCTACTTTGCGGTTACGCTTGATAGCTTCTTCCAGCACCAGATGCACCATGACGCTGCTATCCTTGCCTCCAGAAAAGGCAACATAGATACGCTCAAAGGCATCAAAGGTTAACCTGATGCGGTTACGGGCAGCTTCCAGCACATTCACATTGCGATAGCGTTTGATAGCCATTAGTAAATCTCCGATTGACGGCCTGCGGAATAAGCAACTTCCATTGTTACCGGCTCCCTGCCGTTAGCAGTTAGCCACTTATTGAGATACACCAGTGCAGCTTCGTTTGCTGCCTTCTGCTGCTCTTCTGTGAGCAGGAAGAAGCCGCTACGGAATGCAGATGGGATTCCTTGTGCGTAGCACACAGCAGCCTGCCCTAGCCATGCAATGCGATTCATAGCGGTGTTGGTTAGGTAGTGTTCACATGAGTGCTTCCATTCAGTGATTACCTTCTCCATGTTCTTCTCAAACAGTGGAATATCAGCCAAGAACGCCCGATAAGCTTCCTCGCATTCTTCCTTGTTCATTCCATCCTTGTAGCCGTTGTAGAATCCTGACTTATGGCATTCCCACTTGTCATAGGTGTGAAATACTCTATTTTCGTCACTAGTATTTACCGTCCTGAAGGATTCGGCTTCTTCGCCATAGGTAGTGATATCGTCGGTCAATTCCTTGAAGTCTGATTCGGTTACATCGCCTTCCACATCCCAGGATTTCGAGAACTCCTGATCCGAGAACAATTCAGCTAGACCAGTAATCTGGCAGAGACGAAGTATCTCGTCCTGATCCATTCCTAGTTCTTTGCTTATTCGCTCATCTGTCCAATTACGTCTCTTTAGTTCGATGACGATATCAGACATGGCTTCAACCTTATGCTTGCCTCTGGCACGGTTGTGGCGAATTGTGGAGGCTATACGGTCACTCTTGTCTTCACGGTCTGCATTGATGACGACAACGGGGAGATGCCCCATCACTCGCTTGCTAACAATCTTGCTTTCCTTGCCTACCCTATGTCGGTGGAACCCGTCAACTACCTCAAAGATTCCATCATGCTTGTATGATACGACTGGCTGAGTGTAACCATCCTCTTGGATGCTATGCTCTAGCAACTTCATTTCAGGAGGAGCTACTTCATTGGGGTTATAGGAATTGCTCTGAACGTCTTTAGACTTCACCCATAGAACACAGTCTACAGGCTCTTTGTTCATGGGGCTGTATTTGCGAAGTTCTAGCCTGATAGCATTGATAACTTCTATCCGTTTTGCCTTTGGCACATCTTCCAAGCTCTTAAATAGCTCGACACACTCGTCTACTACTGACGATTTGAATAGCTCCATCCTTGCACCTTAGAAATAGAAACACCTCTCCCCTCTGGTGCGAGCAGAGAGAAGAGGTGTAGAGATGCCTCGTTCATAAACAACAGCCTCGCACGCTGTTGGTTTGATGATCGTATCCTAGTCTGCTGCCATAGCCTTGTCAATCTCCACTTGGCATTTAGCTGACCAACATAGACACGAATAGGATGCTGCCACCCTGATGTTATGGTGACAACCAGTAGTGAACAGAAGCAGGCAGCAGATGAGAGTTTTCATGCTTATATTGTCGTCGAACTTATGGCTCGACGTTCCTTTGTGTTAAGTGTTACTTGCTCCACCAATTGCTGCAATCGCTCTCGAATGCGTCAATAGAAGATAGTTTCGCTGCCAGCGTTCGGGCAACTACTGCCCTGGTTGCATCGT